TCGTGGAGTAATGGAACTACTGGTCAAGTCTTAACAGCTAGTGGAAGTGGTACATTTGCCCCTTATTGGTCTAGTAATATTGCTATAGGAAATGTCAGTACTAACATACTATTTGCAAATGGTGCTACTGTTAATAACAATCTAAGTGTTGGAAATAATGCATATGGTACTGCTTCTATAACTATAGGAAATACTACAGTATATGCTTTGGCTAACTCTACTGTATTTACTGGTAATGCTTATAATATAACTCAGTATCCTCTCAATCAGAGCACTAATACATCAGGTAATCCATCATTTAATAGTATAATCTCTAATACATATTTCAGGGTAGGTGGTTCCGGAACTTCTCCGGTTATATATTTTGGGTCTACTGCGACTTCTACAAAGAATCTAGTGTTCACAACTAGTGGTGCTCAAGACACATGGGCGTTTAACTCGGGAATTGCTGCCGTTCTTACAGTTAATAATTCCACAGTCGTGACCAGTGGTAATTTTGGTACATATATAACTTTTAGCAATTTATCTGGGAAGCCAACATCTTTATCTGGATATACGTCCGATACATTTGCTAACTCGACCAATGGTTTTGGAATCAATGGTATTGCTTACAATGCTACCAATTTAAACGGTTTACCTGGATCTTATTATTTAAATTATAATAATCTAACCGGTGTGCCGACCTTTGCAAACGCTACTAATTTCTCTCCAATTAATGGTACAGCTGCTAACTCTACTCTCTTGAATAATCAGCCAGGTAGTTATTACTTAACTTATACTAATCAAACGGGTAGGCCTACCGATCTTAGTTCATTTACAAACGGTCCTGGGTATGTTACTTCATCCTCGATACCTACTAGAGTAAGTCAGCTCAGTAATGATTCTGGCTATGTGACTTCTGGAGCACTAGGTAGCTATGTGACTACTAGCTCACTTTCAAGTACGCTTAGTAGTTATGCTACTATTAGTTCTCTTAGTAACTATGCTACTGTATCTTCATTAGGAAACGGAACTCTTAATTTAAGTGTTAATAGTATAACCGCGGGCAGCTTTGTCGCTGCTGTGGGTCAATATCCTCGATTGGAATCTGTATCTGGATATAAAAATATAGATTTTTCTAGTGATACAGGTATAAGTTGGAATGGTAGTTTCTTAGCTTTTGGTGTTCTTTATAATACTTCGAGAGTTCAGATATCTGTTAATAGATTTACTGTGCAGACAAATTCCGGCTCTACTTATCCTGTTAGAGAAGACGGTCTTACAACATGGGGTATATCTTCTGATAGGACTTTAAAGAAAGATATTTCTACTATTACAGATGCTCCTAGTCGGATTATGGCTCTTAATCCAGTTAATTTTACATGGAAAGATACAGAAAAACCTGATTCAGGATTCATTGCTCAAGAGTTTCAAGAACAATATCCTAATAGTGTGCACGATGATGGTGAAGGAAAATTGATGATCGGTATAGAAATGGGCTTCTATGCTGATATAGTATCTACTATACAATCTTTACAGAATAAAATAAATAAATTAGAAACCCAATTAGCTTCTCATAATATGTGACAGTGAAACATTTTTTACAAATAGAATAAATACATTAAAGAATAGGTGTTAAGATGACAGTTCCGACCGATAGGGCATCATTTGCAGAGTTTTGCTTACGTAAGTTAGGCAAGCCTGTCATCGAGATCAACGTTGATCCAGATCAAGTCGATGATCGTGTCGATGAGGCGCTTCGCTATTATTGGGACTATCATTTTGATGGATCTGATAAGACATACTACAAATATATAGTTCAGGATGGCGATAAAGATAGAAGATATATTCCTCTTCCGGATAATATTATTGGGGCTGTTAGCATATTTCCTATAGGTCAGGCACTTAATACAAACAATCTGTTTAACATAAGATACCAGATTGCTCTTAATGACTTATATACGCTAACATCTGTATCCATGGTGCCATATTATATGGCCCTAACACATATTCAATTCTTAGAGCAGATGCTCGTTGGACAGCAACCAGTTAGATATAATCGCCATATTGGAAATCTATATATCGATATGGACTGGAGTATAGTTAATGTTGGCGACTATATTGTTGTTGAAGCTTATCAAATCGTAGACCCTGAGATATACTCGAGCGTTTGGTCAGATCGTTGGCTTCAGAGATATGCCTCATGCTTGATTAAACAACAATGGGGAAACAACATTAAGAAATATAATGGTATGCAATTACCAGGAGGCATCAGCTTCAATGGTCAGGCTATATTTGATGAGGCTACCGAGGAGCGTAAAGAACTAGAGCAAGAGATGATCTTTACCTACAGCTTGCCTGTAGCCGATATGATCGGATAGTTTATGGGTACTAATTTTTATTTTAATAATTTTGCGACCAGTGAAGAGCAACTTCTCATTGAGGACCTAATTATTGAGTCCATTCGAATCTATGGACAAGACATGCTTTATATTCCTCGTAATTTTGGTAATTATGATACGCTGTACATGGCAGACGATCAATCATATTATAATCAATCGTACTCTATTGAAATGTACATTAAGTCAGTTGACGGCTTTGGTGGTGACGGAAGCTTTATGTCTAAATTTGGTCTAGAAGTTAGAGATCAAGTAGTATTCTCAATGGCACAAAAAGTATTTAATGATGAGATTGGAGCATGGACAAACTTCGCAAGACCTAGAGAAGGTGATCTTGTATTCTTTCCTTTAAATGGAAGACTATTTCAGATTAAATATGTTAATAAGTTTGAGATGTTCTATCAATTAAATGCCTTACAGACATGGGAGATGACATGTGAGGTGTTTGAGTATTCTGATGAAGTTTTAGATACTGGTATTGATGCTATTGATTCTCTGCAAACAAACTTCAGCACTAATATACTTAATTGGTCAATCATTGATGAGCAGGGAAATCACCTTATCGATGAGGGCGATAACAACTATCTCGTCATGGAAAGTTATGCCGACTTTGCTGTTCCAGGTGAAGTCAATCAGACATTAAAGGACGGTTCAAATAATTATCCAATGGGATCTAGCTCATTCATAGACTTTAGCTCTGTTGATCCATTTAGTGAGGGGAGCGTCTGATGTTTAAGCAGACTTTTTATTTTTCTCTAATAAGAAAATATGTTACTCTGTTTGGAACGCTGTTTGATGATATAGCTATTACAAGAAATGATAGTAATGGTACTATTACAGAATTTATTAAAGTTCCTATAACATATGCACCTAAAGATAAAATGATAGCAAGATCCCAACAGGATCCTAATATCAATAGACAAACGGCAGTAATAACATTACCCCTTATGTCATTTGAGATGACTAGTTTAATATATGATAGTAGTAGAAAACTTAATACTATTAGAAAAACTATAGCTTCAGATGCTTTAAACCCTAATAATATGAAGTATCAATATAGTCCTGTTCCATATAATTTTGGATTTAGGTTATATATTGCAGTGAAGAACGCTGAAGACGGAACTAAGATATTAGAACAAATACTTCCATTCTTCACTCCTGACTGGACAACTTCAGTTCATCTTATACCGGAGATGGACATAACTATGGATATACCTGTTGTTCTTAATTCAGTTTCACACGAGGACACATATGATGGTTCTTTTACTGAAAGACAACAAATGGTGTGGACACTAGACTTTACTCTAAAAGGATATATATACGGACCAGTTAAGTCTGGTGCAATTATTAAATTTGCTAATACTGTTGTTTATGTTCCATCAGGAAACGTGGCAACAGCTATAGGAAATACTTCTCCATCAGAGTTTACAGCAGTACAACCTGGACTTACAGCGAATGGGCAACCTACATCTAATATTGCAAATTCTATAGATCCTAACTTAATCACTGCTACAAGCGATTTTGGTTATATAACATCAACAGTAGATACAACAACATGACAGACTCAAGTAATAATGATTCGATTGGCAAAGCACTAAATTTAACACCAATGAATGATCAAGTGAGGCAGATAGTAGCCAAGGCACAAGACGATAGTGCCATGGCAGACTTCAATATAGCTAGAACTAACATTCATGAGATCATGCAGAATGGAACCTATGCTATTGAGAAACTATCTCAGATAGCAGATCAGAGCCAGCACCCTAGAGCCTTTGAAGTCCTAGGTGGCCTCTTTAAGACCATGCTAGATGCTAACAAGGATCTCATAGAGCTCCATAAGAAAATCAAGGATATTCAGGGTGCTGATATTCCAAACAATGAAGAAGCCAAGAATATAACAAATAACTTATTTGTAGGCTCAACAGCCGAGCTTCAAAAAGCCATAGAGAATATGAAAAATGGAACCGCAAGTTAAGAGCTATAATGGCAATGCTCTCATAAAGCGTTCCAATCAAAAGATACAATTTGATGAGGCTATGATCACTGAGTACATTAAGTGTGCTCAAGACCCTATATATTTTACTGAAACATATATGAAGATCATCAACGTTGATGTTGGTCTTATAAACTTTATACTATATGACTATCAGAAAGAGATGCTGAGGTCAATGAAGGACAACAGATTTACTGTTATAGCTACAGCGCGCCAGGCTGGTAAGTCCACAACTACTTGCGCGTTTATCCTTTGGTATATTATATTTCATGGTGATAAGACAGTTGCCCTTCTCGCTAATAAAGGTGACACGGCCAGAGAGATTCTTGGCCGTGTTCAGCTCGCATATCAGCATCTTCCTAAGTGGTTACAGCAGGGTGTGATCGAGTGGAATAAGGGATCATTCGTTCTCGAGAATAACTCAAGAGTTATCGCCTCAGCTACGTCTGCAGACGCTATCCGTGGTTATTCTATCAATCTACTCTTTATCGATGAGGCTGCCTTTATTGAGAACTGGGATGAGTTCTTCACATCGGTTTATCCTACAATCTCGTCGGGCAAAGAATCTAAGATCGTACTAGTATCTACGCCGAATGGACTAAATCACTTCTATGCAACCTGGGAAAATGCCCAGAATGGAAAGAATGGTTATAATCCTATTCGCGTGATGTGGTATGATGTCCCTGGCCGAGATGAGAAGTGGAAGCAGCAAACACTATCCTCAATGAACTTCGACTCAGAGAAATTTGAGCAAGAGTACTGTGTAGAGTTTATGGGAAGTTCTGGCACGCTGATTGCTGGTTGGAAACTAAAGGAGCTCGTGGCTAAGAATCATATCTATGACAAAGAAGGTCTAACTGTATATACTATGCCAGAAGAGGGTCACATATACTCTATAGTAGCAGACGTGTCCAGAGGAAAGGGTCTTGACTACTCGGCATTTAGTGTGATAGATGTGACCAAGATGCCATACGAGCAAGTATGTGTGTTTAGGAATAACTTCATAACACCTGCTGACTATGCTGAGTTTATATTCCAGATAGCCAAGAGATATAACCAAGCATCAGTCTTAGTCGAGATCAATGATATCGGAGAGCAGGTTGCACACTCGCTTCACTCCGACTTTGAGTATGATAACCTAGTCTTTACTGAGAATGCCGGCAGGGCTGGAAAAAGAATCACTGCAGGCTTTGGTGCAAATATCGATAAGGGTGTCCGTACAACAAAGCCAGTCAAGTCAGTCGGCTGCTCACTTCTTAAGCTTTTAGTCGAGCAGAATCAGCTTATCATAAACGACTTTAATACTATCAAGGAATTTGGTACATTCTCCAAGCATCTTAACAGTTATGAGGCTGAGCCTGGAAACCACGATGACCTGACTATGGGTCTAGTCCTATTTGCCTGGATGACCGAGCAGCAGTATTTCAAAGAATACACCAACATAAATACCCTTATGAAGCTTAGAGACAGAACAGAAGATGATATAATGAATGATCTAACTCCTTTTGGGTTCGTCGACGATGGGGACTCACTAGAGGTCATTGTTGATGGTCCTGTAAGGAATTGGCTTATGAGTGATGAAAACCAATTTTTATAAATATAACAAATAAACTCAAAGCCTTTTCCATGGAAGGAGATAAAGATGGCATTTCAGCTTAGCCCTGGAGTAAACGTTACCGAGGTTGACCTAACATCTATTGTTCCGGCAGTTGCAACATCTACAGGTGCTATTGCTGGTATTTTTAGTTGGGGTCCAGTTAACCAGCGCATACTCATAGATACCGAGACAAAATTAGTATCACAATTTGGTTCTCCAAATGCAAATAACTACGAGACATGGTACACTGCATCTAATTTCTTATCATATGGAAATAGTCTATATGTAGTGCGTGCAGCTAATACTTCTGCTTCGGCATCTGGTAGTATTGCAGCAAGAAACTCTTACGCAAACGTTGGAACAGTAGCAGCTAATCCAGTTGTCTTAAATACTTCAGATTTTGAGTTAAAGGCTGGAACATTTGACGCCAACGTTGCATATTTAGCAAGATATCCTGGAGATATAGGTAACTCTCTAACCGTCTCCGTCTGCGATAGCATTAATGCTTATTCATCCAACCTATACGCAAATGGTCTAGCTAGCCAGTCTGCTATTGATGTTTCTGCAAATGTCTCAATATCCATCGGATCAAATACAGCTGTCATTATAGTGACACCAAACACTAGTGCTTCTGTTACTCAGACACAAGCAAATGGTTATGCAGCATCTTTTGTTGCCAATCTCGCAATTGGAGATTTTATAACAATCGGTAACTCAACTATTGGAACCCAACAGCTCCAAGTGTCTGCAATTGGTACTCCAGCATTCGTCGTTGGTAATACAACTGCTTCGGTTAATGTATCTTTTACATCAACTTATAAGCTGTCAACAGCATATAATACTGACACTGCTACTAATAATCTAATTAAGCGTTCATGGCAGTACTCTCCTGTTGTTGGAACACCTCCTACTAC